GCGGGATCGCGGGGATCGAGCGGGGCGCTCGCACAGCCGGAGAGGAGCACGGCGAGGAGGAGGCCATGCGCGGCGAGGATCGCGGCGCAGGTGAGAGCGAGCCGGCGCGGTTTCATGCGGCCTCGCCCTCCGTGATGCTCAGGATCTCCGTGGGCGAGAGCGTGAGGGCGTTGCCATCGGCCGGCTCGAAGAAGCGGGCGGAGAGCTCGTGATCGACGAACCAGATGGCACAGTGGCGGCCGGCGCGGCGATTGCCGGCCTTGGGCTCGGCGGTATAGTCGAAAGGCCCGAGGGCGGTGCCGGCGCGGGTGCGGCCGGTGCGTTGCGCATCGAGGGCGCACGCGGTGATAACGAAGGCCGCGAAGGCGCGGGCGTGATCGTCGCAATCGAAGACCTCGGCGAGCCAGAGCGGCCGGCGCTCGGTCTTGCCGCCGCCGAGGGGCGCGAGCCACGTGAGCTCGAGAGGGAGTGATGCCACCCACGCCTCCCACGCTGCGCGCACCCACGCGGGCGAGAGCGGATCGTAGCTCTCATCCTTCCACCGGAAGCCGAGGAACGGCACGCCGGCGAGGGCGAGGGCGTGAATGATGGTGGAGGCGGGCGCGGACACGGGGAGAATCAGGAGGCGGCCTTGATGGCGGCGATGAGCGTGGCGTCGGAGATCGCGGGATAGACGTCGGGATCGCCGGGATTGTCTTTTGCGAGCGGCGCGGGGGGCGTGAATTTGGCGATGGAGTTGCCGGAGTCGGCGCGGGTGCCATCGGGCTTGAGGTAGGCGTAGGTGACGACGCCGGCCGCGGGATCGACGGCGAGGATGAGCGCGGCGGGATAGGCCTCGCCGGTGAGGGCGACGATGCGCGGGGCCGGGGCCTCGGCGGCGATGGCGACGGAGAGCAGCAAGGCGAGAGCGAGGAGGAAGCGCATGGCGGCGATTAGTTGGTGACGGTGTAGTTGACCCAGACGTTGATGGTGCCGGTGTAGGCGGCGGTGTCGGGATCGAGGACGAGGGAAAGATCGTTGGTGGCGGTGCCGGCCGGGAGCTGGGCCGCGAGCGTGTGCACCTTGCGCGCCGTGGTGTAGGTGTTGGCCGCGACGAAGAGCGCGGGCGTGGTGACGCTGCCCACCGTGAGCCCGCTGCCCGAGCTGGCGACCGTGGCCTCGGTGATGATCGAGGTGATGACCGCCTTGGGCGGGAGCGCGACTTGGCCGAGGAGGGATTTGGCCTCATGGGTGCCGGCCCAGGTGAGCGTCGCGCGGACGGTTTGCGGACGATCCTGCGGCAGAAGAAACACCGGACCGGAGGCCGGGAGGATCGGATCGAGCTTATTGCCGCTCGTGTCGTGCCATTGGTAGCCGAGGCCGGGTTCTAGTGGATCGAGTGCGCAAAGGAGGCCCAGGCGGGTGGCGCTCAGGCCGGACACTGCGTAGTTCACTGCATCCCCGGATTGCGAAATGAAAACTACGACACACTGCGCTCGTGATACAGTGCAGACCAATTCGATGATATTGGCGCCGGCAGCGATCGCATATTGAGCGGATGAAAAACCAACGCCAGGGTGCCCAATATAGAGCGTGGGGAGCGTGCCACTCGTAAGTGCCAGTGTAAATGCAACCCGAATCCGCTGACCGACTACTACTGTGCCGATGTTTGATCCGTCTACCTCTTTAGTTCCGGCCCCAGTCGTCGTTTTTACAGCGGTGAATCCCGTTGCAGAAGCTCCGCTAAAAGTGTCGTAACCGCTGTTAGTAAACCCGGTGTTTAGGTTGGTGTTGCTCGCGGTATTATTGTCCGTGCTCGCGGGCTCGCTCGCATCATAGAGCGCCTTGACCTCGGTCGCACTGAGCGCGCGGTTAAAAACATAGACGTTGGTGAAGCCTGCCACGGTCGACGAACTGCGGCCGGATCCGCCGCCGAGCTGGTAGGACGTGCCGGTGTAGACGTTGGCATCGGTGATGGTGGCGACGGAATTGCCGTTGAAATACAGCGTGCCCGTCGTGCCCGAGCGGGTGTAGTCGACCTGCCCGGCGAACGTGAAGGAGAGCAGGCCGGTGCCAAATGCGATGATGCCCGTGCCGCCTGCCTTCTCGATGTAGGTCGTGGAGCCGTTGAGAAAGAGCGTCGCGCCGCCGACCGAGATGAGAGCTTCGCCAGTCGTGAAGCCGCGGACGCGGAAACTGATGCTAAAGTCGGAGGAGCCGAAGGTGGGCCCAGTGACGGCCGTGGTGGGCGTGCCATTGAGCGCAATGCCCTGCGCGGGAGCGAGGGCGTTGCGGGTGGCGGCGTCGTTGCCGTTGAGTTTGCCGATGGCGCCGAGAATCGTATCGGTCGCGGCGACGGCACCGGTCGTGCTGGCGTAGCCCGTGAGCACCTTGCCGATGACGGCGGAGTTGGTGAGGGTGAGCGCGGCGGAGCCGGCGCTGCTAGTGGCCTCGCCCGCGAACGCCGGCAGGCGCGCAGCGGGCATGGTGCCGCTCGTGAGCTGGGTGGCGTTGAGCGCGGTGAGCGAGGCACCCGAGCCGGTGGGCGTGAGGTAATCGGTGCCGGCGACGGCGATGGAGGGCACGCCGGTCGCGGTGGTGTTTTTGAGGAGGCCGGTGGCGAGGCCGGAGAGGGCGGTGCCGTTGAGCCGGGTGACGGTGAGCGAGAGCGCGCCGGTGCTGCCGGAGGCGGTGCCGTCGCCGGTGATTGAGATCGTCTGGTCGCCGGTGTTGGTGCCGCTGCTCGTGCCGCTGAACGTGCCGGATTGCGTGGCGAGAGTGCCGAGGCCGAGGGTGGTGCGGGTGGCGGCGGCATCGGCCTGGGTGAGCAGCGAGCGGCCATAAGTCGTCGTCGTGAGGGCGGCGATGGCGGTGAGATCGGCGTCGATGGGCTGGGCATCGGCGTTGATGGTGTTGAACGCGGAGGCCACCACGTTTTTGAGCTGGGCACGGAGGGCGCTTGCGGTGATGGCGCCGGTGCCGCTCGGGAGTGCGGCGTCGATCTCGGTGTAGAGCGTGGCGCGGCTTTTGGCGGTCTGGGCCGAGGCAAGGGGCGCGGCGAGCGCAGCGCAGAGGATGAGGAAAAAGAGGCGGAAGCGCATGATGGGAAAAGATTAGGCGGCGGCGGTGCGGAAATCCTCGGCGGCGAAGTCGCTGCCGAAATCGGCCGGGGTGGGGTGCACGGTGCGGGTGATGAGATCGAGGTAGGCGCGGCGGCCGAGCTCGACGGGCTTTTGCACGACCTCGAAATACTCGCCGCCGAAGCTGATGCGCATGAAGGCAGCGAGGCCGGTGCGGTAGCGGATGCGGAAGACAACGGCCTGCTCGGTGGTCTTTTGCTCGCCGGAGAAATACTTGCGCCCGCTCTCGACGCGGCGAGAGGCCCAGACGGTGGCGAGATCAGCCCACGTCTCGACGCGGCCGCCCACGGCGTCGCGCGTGGTGGTGCGCGCTTGGAGCACGACCCGGCGGTCGAGCTGGGCGGGATCGGTATTGCCGAGGGGGAGGAGCATCGCGAGGGTTGAAAGGTGAAAGGTGAAAGTTGAGGGATCGGAAACGGCCGCCGGACTCAGGCGACGAAGGCGAGGCGGGCTTGCTCGATGAGGGCGTCGACGTGGTGGGGGACCGGGTTGACGATGTTGCCGATGTTGACCGGGAGGCGTTGCTCATACCACCAGGCGGCGAGCGCGAGGATGGCGAAGCGGTGGCCCTCGGGGACGCTGGTGGCGGCGGTGCCGTAGCCAGCGACGAAGGTAATGGCGAAGGCGCCTGGGTAGTCGCCGAGATCGGGCCACGAGTAATCGGGCTTGATGCTTACGCGGCCGAAGGAGGAGTCGCAGCCGATGTTGCCGGCGGTGTAGGCGGCGGGGTCGAGGGTTTGCGTGGCGCCGTCGGGGTCGATGTATTCGATGGAGGAGACGGAGACGAGCGGGGCCCGGGGGAGATCGAGGTGGCGGTAGCGACCACACGGGCCGGCGGGGATGCGGTCGAAGGTGGCTTTTAGCTCCTGCTGGATGAGGGCGAGGCCGGTTTGCTGCTCGAAGTATTTGCGGGCGGCGGCGATGAGGTGGGTGACGTAGGCGGCATCCTCGGCGCTATCGAGCCGGAGCATCTGTTGGACAAGGTCGTCGGCCACGAGCGCAACCTCGACGCCGGGCGGCGTGACGACCGTGACGCGCACGGGATCGGCGGGGCGCCAGGGGGCGGAGTAGATGCGGGCGGCGGAGGCGGGCATGGGTTGGGAAGAAGTGGGGAAGGGATGGCCGCAAAGAGGCGCAAAAGGCGCAAAAAGGAGGGGCGAGGTTTAGGCCTTGGCTTTGCGGGTGGGCTTGGCGGTGGTCGCGGCGGCCTCGACCGTGGGCTCGACGGCGGCGGTCTCCACTTCAGGGGAAGAGGCCTCGGCCTCGGGAGCGGGGGCGGGTGTGGGCTCAACGGCTTCGACCGGGGCGCGCTTGGCTTGGCGCTCGGCGATGAGGAGGCGGCCGAGGGAGTCGGCGACTTCGATGGGTTGGCCGGCTTCGCAGTGTTGGCCGGCAATGAGGATGGAGTGCGATGGGATGATCTTCATGGGAGGAAGCGGTTGAGAGTTGAGCGTTGAGAGTTGAGAGGCCGGAGTTGGCGGTGAGCTTAGTGGAGACCCCCAGCCGGTGAGGGCTGAGGGGCTCGCAAAGCTCACACGACTCAGGCGCCGAGGGCGTCGAGCATCGCGGCGAAGGACTTGGGCCGAGCGACGCCCGCGTCGTAGTAGCTCGACGCGACGAGGGTGTAGAGACCCGCAATGGCGTTGGGCTTGTCGCGGATCATCTCCAGCGAGATGCCGCCCCAGTAGCCGATGTAGAGATCCTGCCAGTTGCCGAAGAAGATGGCCGAGCACACGCCGGTCGACGTGCCCTTGTCCAAAGTGCGGGAGATCGCGTTGGAGAAGAGGGCCTCGTAGCCGTTAATCATACCGTCTTGCAACAGCGTGACGGAATCGGTGGAGGAGAACTTGGCCGTCTGCTTGAGCTTGCCGCGGATCTGGCCGTTGGAGGCGTAGCGCAGCGAGCCGGCGAGCGCGTTGTTGGTATCGACGGCAGTCTCGAGGCCGACGAGGTGCGACAGCGCGGGCGCGAGGCCGTTGGTGCCGCCGGCGACGGAGCCGATGCCGGAGGTGCCGGCGACGCCGGTGGGCTCGTTGGTGCCGCCACCGTGGAAGATGGCGACTTCCTGAATGGCAAGCAACTGGCTCGTGAGGTTGCGACCTACGATGGATTGGATGGCGGCCGAGCTCTGCTTGAGGAGGCGCTCGGAGATGTCGATGTAGGCCGGGAGGCGCTTGGGGCTCAGGGAGAGCATCGCCGTAAGGGGCGACACTTCATCGGCGTTGGCGTTTTCAGCTTTCTTGGTGGGATCGGTGCCGGCGGTGAGGCGCGGGAGATCGAGATTGCCGATGAGGCCTTCGACGACGGTGGCGCCGAGCTGGCGAGCGATCGACGCCTTGTAGAAATCGTCGAGGAGGCCGCTCTTGGTGGTGGCAATCGTCATGCCGCCTTGGTCGCCGGTGGTAGAGGTGGTGCCGCTCGCGGTCATATCGCGGCTTTCGACGCCACGACGGACGAGGAGGCGCGGAAGCATGATGCCGCCGTATTCGACGCCGGCGGCGCGGGCCTCGCGCTCGCCTTCCTGGATGAGCTCG